CAATAAGTTTGAAGATTAGCAATCCTGCGATAAACAAGATGATGATTATGTTGCCAGAAACTAAATATCCAAGAGACCAGACTATAAAAAGCAAAGCGCCCCAGCTAAATACGGTGGTGGCCGCTTTAGCAGTGGATTCAAAACATATACGAACAGCTTTGCGAGGATTGTTGTAGGTGAATACAATTCCGCGAATAATTGCGGCTATAATTGAAAAAACAACTACGGCGCATAAAGTCATTGCCGATAGTTTGAAAAAAACAATCAAGGGATCTTGCTGGAAGAAAGAAACAAAAAGCGTGATAAATTTAGCTTCCTGAACGAAAAAGTTGGTAATCATTGTATTTCTCCTAAGTGAGGAAAAGAGGGGCTTGCGCCCCTCCTGTTAAATGGCCAGAGCCAGCTTCGGCTTGATTTGCAGCGACGTAGAAGCCTTGCCAACCTTGTTGAGGGAGGCGATCTGCTCCTCGGTCGCGCCAAGCTGGCGCAGGAGGGCGAGAGCGGCGTCCTTGTCGAGCGTCGTGGCGCCTTTCTTCTCGATCAGAGCGACGATGCAGGTGTCGCCAACAATTTCCTTGTCGCCTACCGAAAGGATTTCGGCGCGCACCGTCTTGATGCGGGCTTCAATCAGGTCGGCTTCATGCTTGAGGCCAGCGTAAGCGTCAGCGAGGGCAGCGGTGTTAGACATTGTCATCTCCATATCAGTATCAATCGATGAAACTGAACATAGAGGAAATTATTTCCGAGGTCAATAGCTAAAAACAAAAAAGATGATAAATTTTGAAATTTTTTCCGATCTTGATCGTCGTGGTTAAAAAAGCCTATATTGCCCAGCCGTGAGAGGGATGTCGCAGGGGTTGACAATGCCAGTGGATCTACGCGACATTGTCGCCGCCAGTATTTGTAGATTTAACGTCAAAATTGATATGGATGGCACGCTGGCTCCAGAAATATCAAATGATGTCTGCGAAGAACCCTGCGGCTATTGCAGCGTCGCCGCAGACTATATCTGTAAACAGATTGAGGAAGGGACCTATGACCAACAACCAACTCAAGGCCTTTGTGGAAAGGCTGGAAAAGCTTGATGAAGAAAAGGCCGTTCTGGCTGAAGACTTCAAAAGCGTCCTGTCTGAGGCCAAATCGTCCGGTTTCGACACGAAGATCATTAAAAAGATCCTCGCCATGCGTAAACAGGACGCCCATAAGCTCCGCGAAGAACAAGCCCTGCTGTCTACATATCTCGACGCTCTTGGTATGTTGGCCGACACCCCGCTGGGTCAAGCCGCCCTCAAAGCCGCCAAGCCTTCAAAGGCTGCGCCGGTCGCCGAATCAGATATTGATGAAGATGATGGCTTCTAACTAACAAAAAAGCCGGGATGTGCTATCATGTCCCGGTTAACTAACATGAGGATAGGACAATGACCGAAATGACAGTTAAAGCTATGCTTACGTTTGCAGCCTATAGCTTTCTGTTGGTCACTGTATCGCTTCTTGCTAGTTGTTCAGCTCCAGCTAAATACCTATTTGAATGCGGTGTCGTTAATCCAACCTCTGCGGGATGTAATTGAGATGAGTGAAGAAACGCCCGCAAAAAGGCCGGTCGGTCGTCCTTCAAAATATCGGCCAGAATATTGCGAAAAGGTATTGGAAATGGCCCGTGAGACGGGCGCAGGGCCGGCAGAATATGCTGCGGAATTTAACGTAGCGCGCGAAACTTTGTATGATTGGGCGCAATCTCACGAAGAATTTTCTACAGTCCTTACGCGCGCAAAGGATTTAGAACAGGCTTGGTGGGAGAAGGCTGGCAAAACTGGATTGTTTGCGGACAAGTTCAATGCGCTGGTTTGGAAGACGTCCATGCAGGCCAGATTCCGTTCAGACTACACTGAACGCCAGCAGACGGAAGTTAGCGGCCCTGGTGGCGCACCCATGCAGATTGAAACAACAGCAAAGGTTGATACGCGCGCTCTTGATGTCGAACAGCGTGAAGCATTGAAGCTTGCGCTTCAGTCGGCTATCGAGAGCACAAATAAATGAGCGACGAAGACGGAAATCTGTCTGAGCTCGTTGAAGGCGTTATTGATGTTATGGACGTTTTATCTGATCATAAAGACGTATTGGTGATGATGCAGATATTGGCGTCGGCCATGACTTCTGTTTTATGCAGCAAGATTGCTACAGAAGAAGAGGCCAAAGAAGCCTATGATGTTTTTAACAATGTCGTCTGCGAGACTTTAAACCGCGCCAAGAAGAGCGGCATGACGATGTGGGCTACGGGAACGCCGCATTGATCGTTGAGATATTCGGTAAGAAGATAGATGCGCATTCTACGTTGCGAGACATAAGCCGCGACGAATGTGAGGCGGATCTTACTGAGTTTATCCGCCAGGCGTGGCATGTCGTCGAACCCGGCGCTGAATACTTCCACAACTGGCATGTCGACTTCATCGCTGAGCATCTGATGGCCATCACGGATGGCGAAGAGCTTGAAGACGGCAGCAAATATAATCGCCTTCTGATTAACGTTCCGCCAGGCATGATGAAGTCGCTTCTTACCAACGTCTTCTGGCCGGCGTGGGAATGGGGACCTCGCAACATGCCGCATATGCGGTATGTTTGCGCGTCGCACAGTCAGGATCTCGCCATTCGTGATTCGACAAAGATGCGGCGCCTGATCGAATCAGAATGGTATCAAGAACGCTGGGGAGACCGCGTTCAAATCGCCAAAGATCAAAACCAAAAAACGAAGTTTGAAACGACGGCAACCGGCTTCAGACAGGCCGTCGCCGCCGGATCCATCACTGGCGCCCGTGGCGACCGTGTAATAATCGACGATCCTCTCAGCGTCGAAGATGCAGGATCTGATGCGGTTCGCAGCAGCCGAAAAGAATGGTTCCTTGAAGCTGTTCCCAGCCGTCTTAACAAACCTCTCGAATCAGCCATCATCGTCATTATGCAGCGCCTGCATGAGGAAGACACAAGCGGCGTCATTTTGGAGAAGGGCCTTGGCTACGACCATATTATGCTTCCGATGCGCTACGAGCCGGGGCGCGCACAGCCAACTCTGCTCGGCATCGAAGATCCGAGATCAGAAGAAGGCGAGCTTCTTTTTCCGGACCGTTTTCCCGAATCTGTCGTCGATAGGGATGAGCTCGCTATGGGGCCTTATGCGGTCGCCGGGCAGTTCCAGCAGTCGCCAGAACCAAGAGGCGGCGGCGTCATCAAGCGCGATTGGTGGCGCAAATGGGAAGGGCAATCCTACCCGCCATTCGACTATGTAATTGCCGCCCTTGATACAGCCTACACAACTAAATCAGAGAACGATCCCAGCGCCATGACCGTCTGGGGCGTTTACAGCGGGGGCGATCAGGCGGCACAAATAACTCGCGTACCTGGGGTGGATGGCGAAATAACCATACTTGACCGCCAGTATAACCAAGAGCGTCCAAAGGTCATGCTCATGTATGCGTGGGCCGAACGCCTTGAGCTTCATGAGCTGGTTGAGCGCGTTCAAGAGACAATGGACAATTACAACGTCAGCAAAGTTCTGGTCGAAAACAAAGCCAGCGGCTACAGCGTGGCGCAAGAGCTTCGGCGCCTATACGGTCATGAAGACTTTTACGTTCACCTGATTGATCCAAAGGGCTTGGACAAGCTGGCCCGTCTTTACTCAATTCAGCATTTATTTGCGGAAGGGCTTATTTACGCGCCGCAGCGCCCGTGGGCGGAAATGGTTATAAATCAAGTCGCTCAGTTCCCGCGGGGCAAATTTGATGATTTGGTGGATACCACATCTATGGCATTGAAATATCTACGAGAAACGGGGATTTTGGTTAGAGGCGCAGAGCATACGGCATCCTTGGATGAGAGCCGTAAATTTACAGGTAACAACAATGAGCCATTGTATCCGGTTTAATTAAATGATATTTTCCCACGATGGAAAAAGGTATTTGTCGATATTGTTTCAATGAGTTGGATATATCCAACTTTAGAAGAAGCATAAAGAAAGGCCGCGAGTATTTTGAATGGAAATGCCATTCATGCACGCGAGAGCACGCTAAAGCAGCATACGAGGCAAATATTGAGAATGAAAAATTAAGAAACAAAGATAGGTATTGGTCTGATCCTGAAAAGCATCGTGAAAGAGGGCGAGAATGGTATTATGCCAATCGCGAGCGCGCTATTGCCTCATCAATAGAATGGCGCAAAAACAATCGAGACAAGGATAGGGAAGCTTCAAGGAAGTGGCGATCATCTCATCCTACGGAATCAAGGCTCCTAGCCAAGAAGAGGCGCGCTAAAATAGCAGCGGCGACTATTGAGATAATTACCAGCGCTGATATTCAAAAAATTAGAAAGGCGCAAAAGGGAAAATGCGCCATATGCCGAAAGATAACGCCAAAGGGACATATTGATCATATAAAACCGTTGGCGCGTGGCGGGGAGCATTCTAAAAGGAATTTGCAAATCCTATGTGAGGAGTGCAATCTGTCTAAGAGCAGCAAAGATCCAATAGACTTTATGCAGTCATTGGGGAGATTAATCTAAATACAGGTAATAACAATGACCCCCTCTATCCCGCTTAATCTTAATCAACGCATTTACGCCAGCGCCACCATTGACGTCATTGATGAGCCTCCGGCGCATGGGCACGGCCTCGGCAAGTTCAGGGTCACGGTCTTCGGGAAGGAGCCACACGAT